ACTTATTATCTAAATCCCATATGATGGCAAGAGCATTATCCGAACCACCGCTTTTTGTAACCACCCATTTTATATGTCTGAAGTTTTTACCCTGCTCTACATACCCCTGTATAAACGGCAGTCTATTTTTTGGAATTGTATCCCAAATATCATCAAAATCTGCTGGAAAATCTTCAATCTGCGCGCCTGTGGTTGCTTTCATACGAGCACGAGAAGTAATGTAATAAGCTTTTCCTTCATCGACTACGACTGCATGTTTTCCTACAGCTCCGGTTCCTCCGTCTCTACGTCTAGGAAATAACGGAAATCGTGAAAATGGAAAAGCCGATGTTAAAAGTTGATGTATAGAGTTTTGTTTAAAAAGTAACACAACATCTGTATTAAGCGGGGCGGCTGTAATTAAATCATCCCCATCCTGTCCGTCTATATCTAATGTTTGAGAACCAGCAATAGTAAAATCTTCTATATTTGTAAGAGAAGAAGCTTTTAATTGTGAAGTACTTGCCGTACCTATCCACATCCTATTGTTATGAAAAAAACCAAAATCTCCGCTTGGAACACCTGTACCAAATGTTACAGCATCTCCTGTACCAGCCCATTTAAATGGAGTGTCGGGATTCCCGCCTACAAAATATACATCATCGGCTGCTACGAATGACGTCCAAAGATTATCCTGTCCGCCGGTAATGGTTAAAGCCCCGGTAATAGTATCCATTGTTCCATCTAAATCATCTGATTTAAAAACAGCAGTTCCTGCAACGGCGACTAAAAATGTATCATTATCTGCTTGTTTATAGTATTGGAGCCCCGTAACGGCAGCTGCCGAAGCCATAGCAATTGCATTAAACTCAGTATCTCCTTGCCGCGATTCAATTCCACCACCCGGCAAGGCATGAACATTATCTACGTCTAAAGCTTGATTAGGATCCAGGGATGTAACTGGGCGATTTGAGGCTTGGCCTCCGGACATATCAAAAACTGGTATTTCTGTTCCTCTATAACCCATGTAATTAAGGCTCCACTATTGGTAATTGTACCCGCCGTAAGAGTGTATTATCAAATAAATTTACAGCTTTATCCCACTGCATTTTACGAACGACATTACCAGGATTAGGATTACGGCTTTCTATCATTGCATCTAAAACAAGTTTTTTTGCATTCCTAACCTCAGTCACCCTATCATCATCTAAAAATGTATAACCATATCGATCCAGAACATCAAATATGATTATAGAGTGCCATTGGGGTTTAAAAATTGGTACGTCATCTGCTGCGGATAGCTTAATAATTTCTTTATAAAACCTCATATCTATGTTCATTTCAACATTTGGTGTTGGAAAAAATACCAATCTAAACTGTGGTTGAGATGATGTAGAGGCGGCAGGATCTGTTCCAATTATTTCATAGAAATTTGGTTCCCCGGTCGATGTAGGATCGGGTAAAAACTTGTCTTTGAATCTAAAATCCCACGGTTTAAGAGCAATATCCGTTCGGGCTTGACGCATATTAATCATGCGATCAAACGTAGAGGGTAAAGTATAATACACGCGTCGCAGTGTATATGGTGCCGCTGCATTAGTAGTACCTAAATATACATCCGATAATGTAGCAGCGGTTGACGCAGCCGTATGGGCGGTTATATCATACCAATCGTCAGATTCATCAAACTGTATTCTAAAATCATTTGCGACAGAATCACTTGGAGCTGAAGAAAACGTAATGGCTGAAGAACCATTTGTAACAGATACGGTACCAGTTGTTATGTCCGGGGTTGTTTGAACAATATCATTTGTAACCAGCCAAGGCCATCTTTGCATACCAGAAATAAATCGATAGCTGTCATTAACCCACTCCCCTAGAGTGGTGTCAATCTCAGTATCCGTCTGGTCTAATGCAAGCATTTCTGCAATACGTTGCTTCAACTCCAAGAAAGTCATTAATTTAGCTCCTTATTTTAGCTGGCCGTCCACGTTTCTTTGGGGTTTCTTGTAAATTGGAGGGCGAGGCCTGTACCGTAGAAGCTTTCGCTTCAACAGGGGGAGAAGATACAGGTAACTCAACCCTCGGAATCTGATGTCGTTGTAACGGCGGTGAACTCATTGTACCGGGTTCCACTGCATATGGAATCATCTGCGGTATTGGAACATCGCGGGGTAATAATCCTCTAATATGTGCACTCACTTCCGCGAATCTTTCTTCACCGGCATTTGTCATGGTATCGAATACAAATCCTCCATCTCCCGTTTGACTTGCAGTGATACCTGGCTTTAGTTCTTTTGAGGTTTTTGGAGATTTACGATCCCGTATAAGATCACCACTCGGATATCCGTCGCGATCTAACTTAGGAACCCTTGGATAATTCAGTATATAGAATAATGATTCTGGTAATTCATTAACGATTAAAACCATATCGTGTATGTTTCCCCCGATTGATTTTAATAGAACATCCTTAAGTATTCCGTCTAAGTTACTCATATTACTTCTCCCTTAATATTTATTTATACTGATTTTGTGCGAACAAAATTAATAGCCGCAAACGTTGTGTTTGCATCATGATCATAGAACAGACCCGCTGGAAAAAATATACCGCTCTCTCCAAATGTTTCGGTTAGCCCGTCATTAATTGTTCCAACTTTTTGATAACGAATTTCGTCAGAAGCAGTAGTACCATTTCTCAATACTAATGTCCCTGCTGTTCCACTTGATAACCAATGAACTGACAGAACACGAATAGGCTTACCGTCACCGATATCTGTATCGGCTGTTACCCGTCTAGTCCCACCAAGTCCCATTCCATTTCCTGTGAGTCCCATAATTTATCTCCTAAATATCCAGATTGTAAACTTCTCAAAAATCGTAGGTCTGCAGGGGCGCCTAAATTGACGACCCCTGCAAACCTTACATGAACCATATTTCTTAATTGATCGGAGTGTCATAATCCTCGTGCACGATGCACAACGAAAATAAACGGCATTTTTGTTGTGGTCTACATACGGTGCATGGGTCATAAGACTCTCCCCTTTCAATTTTTATAGATTTCCTTGTTTCCGAATGAAACAAGCACCAACAGTGCCTGTATCCGCAATAAGGTTCCAACCAATAATATCGGCTAAAGAGCTAATATCAGCGGTTGTAATGCTAGCTTCGATTTCTGCGTCTGTTTGTCCAACAGCCACAGCGGAGCCCGCTACAAGCCATGTATCCGAAGCGGTGACCGCTCCATCGGTTGTAACATTAGTGTTGTAACCATAAACTTGCACCAAGCCATAATCGCTTGCAGCGATATCACTAAATGCGACAACACCGGCTAATCGTCCATCATCTGCCACAGAGTCTTCCACGGCTACCCCAATAGGGAAAGCGCTAGAAGCTGTATTTGACCACTGCACGATATCACCTTCGGTGAGAGCGGCTTCAGCCTTAACAGTTACATACACTGAGTCTGATTCGGACGATTCAGTAGGTCGATTGAAGTTTGTCATTTGCATAATTTGAATCCTCCTTAATTAGCTTTTAACCATGATGTATAGATCGAATGACTTTGCGTTCTCAGCGGGATAGAATGTGAACGTTCCAGCAGACTCTTGAACCCCAACACCAACTGCCGCTTGGGTAGTTGGATTATCAGTGTCTTGAGTCCAGAAACGAGTAATCCCTTTGATTCCGGTTCCATCATATGTATCTGCATCATCGGACGTAGCAAACGAGAGGATCAAAAGATTATGATCCCCCATGTTAGCACGTTTTCTTGTAGATGGTGTAATTGCAGCCATGATTCCTCCTTAGTCCACGATGCTGTCGATTTTACCGAGCATCCGTCTATTCGGGGTAATTAACTCCATGGCAGCCAATTCGAGAGCAATCTCGGCATCTTGGCCGTTGATCGTTCCTTTTTCGAAAGGCGTCACAATGAAGTCTGTAGCAGAGTCCATAATCAATTCCAATGCTTCGGAATTTAACATGTACATAACACCTGAGTTGGCTTCGTTATCGAATACAACAGGGGCGGTACGAAACACGATATTATTGAAACTACCATTTCCAGTATCCATCGACTGAAATCGTGATTGGGGCTGAAGAACCCCTTCCACTGATTCATGGATACTTGAGGTTGTGAGGATCAAGTCAACAGGATTAGAAGGACTAATTTTGGACAAGTCATTATACAATGTCCGCATATCAGCCAATCCTTGCTCTGCAAAGGACCCACCGGTGTTTACGTCTGCTTGCCAGAATGAACTCGTTGAAGAGTTAATATCCTGGATTGTGCTGCTTGTATCAATTAACGTGGGCAATCCACGAATTTCTTTCGCATCCTGAGATGTTTTAAACAAGTCGCGATTGACTTTATCTTTGATACTACGATCAGCTTGGTTTAACTTACTTCTAACAATATCAAATACTTTAGAAGATCCTGCATTCTGCACACGAGCTTCACGTCCAGAAACAGTGATGGGACCACCATATTGTTTCCAGGTTGCTTGTGAAGTTGTGAAACCTTCCTGCGGGGTCGTGGGAATGATATCAAATCCGCTATAAGCTTTTACAGCGGTATTTTTACCAGTCATGAGATGGGTAACAATAGATCGTCCACCACGAACCATAACTTTATTCTTTTGGTTTAACCAGTTTAACAACACTAAGTCTTTAAAAATAGCGTCATGGATCTCTCCACGTCTATTTTCATTAGTAGTCGTAATTAGCGTTGTTACATTATCTGGACCATGAGTAAATAATGTGTCGGCCATAATGTCCACACTCCTTTCGTTTATTTTTTACGTTTTACTTGTTTCTTAATACCTTTAGCCGCCAATTCCATAGCGCGTTGCATAACATCCTCGCTCCAATTTTGATGCGTTGGAGTGATGTATTCTGTTTCCGACTCAGCAGGGGCCGAAGGTTTAGCAGAAGATGCATTTTTCTTTCTAGTAACTTGCGCATGGTCTTGCTTCCGAATATTATCTTTCAGTTTCTGATACTCATCTAATGCAGAATTAAATGCATCAGTTATAGTACCTTTACCTGAATCAACAATAGACTTAAGTTTAGGCTGTATTAATCCAAGGTCACGTAGTTGCCAAAACTCAGGATGAGTGTCTGCGAAGGCTTGTAGTTCTGCCTCACGATCACGATAAGTAACCCGCTGTTCGAGTTGATTTATCTTTTGCGCGTATTGTTGGAGTTGTTGTGACATTTGTTGTTCTCGTGAGTTTATATAACTCTTCAACTGATCAGGGTCATCCAAGTCTAAATCCGCTTGTGGCGCGGGTTGAGATATTGGGGCCGGTTGACCTGCCACACGTTGTTTCTTATACTCCAGAAATTCATATAACTGTGGGTCTTTAAGTAATGCGTCATACTTTTCGACTTTATCGCGGTCCTCAGATATAGCTTGAGTTTCGCGAGTCAGATATCTACGAATTCCTTGCGCATACTTCATCTGTTCAGGATGTTCTTCGCGGAGTTTTTCATAATTTCCGTCGAATTCCCATTTACTATCAGATGACTTTTTCTCATCTTGGTTTTGGTCAGGGGCCGGTGAAGACGTGCCTGACACACCACTTTGGTCTTGATTTACATCCGGTTGCTGATCCGAGGGTTGTTGATTCACCGGTTCTTTAGCAGCACCATCTGTATTTGTTTGCTGATCTTCCATATAATTTCTCCCTTAGTAGGGGCTTTAATAAGCCGGTCTACTTAAATTCTAGTCGCTCCGCTTCTGCGGACGACGGTAGGACAGTCGTTCTATGGACGTGGTATAATCATACTAGGGTCAAAAGGTAGCTTCCCAGTACGTTGTGGTTTAATTAAAGAAGCCGCTTCAGCCGCTTTATCTAATGGACTCTTACTCGGGTCATTAGGACCCGGATCCAATAGTTCACTGTCCTTCAAATCTGTCTCGATAATTTCGAGTGTCATACCGTCTGTATCCATCTCGCGTAAAAGAAAAGTAAATCCCCCGCTCTTATATATAGCGCCTACAATCCACTCTGGAATGAGTTCAGTTGTACGTACAGTACTACGAGGGGGTTGTAGTCCATCTGCTATATCTAAAAAATGGGGCATATTATTTCTCCTTCTTTAATTTTCCTAAAATATATCCAACCGCAAACGTTAAAGCAATTAAAATTAGTTCGGTCATTGTAGGTCCCCCCTTTTCCCAATATACTAATGTCATGAAATGATCTGGATTCATAAATTAAAACGTTAATAAACGCGATAATGCATCGCCCTCGCAAGCAACCGCGGTAGCACCGGTTTTATAATTATCTTCGAAATCTGTTTTATCAGCGCCTTCTATAACGGAACGTAATTGATGATTACCAGTTCCAGTCCATAAGCTATAACTAGAAGATCCGTGAGCTTTATAGTAGATTGTCCAACTATTTGTATCTTTTAAACTTTTAAATCTGGCCCAATCAATATAAAAATGCATAATTATTCCTCGAATCCTTGCCAACGTCCAAACATTTCTCTAGCACTAGCAGTGTAGCCACGTTGTCTCATAACAATACGACGGGTGCCATCTCCAGTAAAATCTTGGCGAATTAATTCACTAGAATTTGCACCATTAGTAAAAATTGTATTAATGCGATTTAAAACGGATAAATCTCCGTTAGGATCTTCAAATAGTTCAGTAACCGATCCACCTACATTTTCTTCCGAACCGGCGGAAAATAATTGTATAGTTAAAGTGGTACTATTCGTTATTGTATACAAAGTGTCACTACCAGAAGTAGTGGCAATGTCCTCAAAGTTCTCTTGGATCACAATAGTAGCCGCTGCTGGAGCCGTAACAGTCGATTCTACTTTTAATGCGCCACTTGAAGTAACCGCCGCATTAATAAAAGTACCATTAGTTTTACCTGTTAATACGGCTTTTACTAGTTCCGCATCATCGTCAGTAGAAATATCATCTTGTATTCTATGCGTGGAAGGCTTAGGACTAACAGCTTTTAAAATAGATTGTAATCTAAAAATAGTTTGTGCTGTAGTACCATTGGTATAAACTATTCTAAAAAATTTTGCAAATGTAGGAATAGAAAAATTTTTTCCGGTATCGGCCGAAATAGTAAAGACGTCAGTAAAATCCCAATTTGTGCCATCTACCGATTGTTGGATAGAAAGACCATCTGTAGCAGAATCTTCATCTGTAAATACAGATACCATTATAGTAGATAAATCGGTTATTTCCTCTAATGTTCCAGTAAATACTCCGGATATACCTAAAGTAGACGAGGAAGAATTACTAGTAGAAATCGTTCCTTTACTTTTAATGGCCGCGCTACCATCAGAATTTATTGTTAAATTATGAGCATCCGTTGTGGAATCTGATATAACAACATTGCCCTTGCTAATTGATGGCTCTGATTTATCCGCCATTATTCCGGCTCGTCTTCTTTTTTACTACGTTCAGCCATAATAATTTGTATCCGATTATCTATACTTACCATATGTTTATGAATTTCGACATTAGTATCGTATATTAAACCAATCATTTTATTTAATTCGTCCAGAAGTTTCACTGTCAAAAAACCTGTATTACCAATTTGAATAGGCGTAACCGCTGGATTAGCCTTTTGTTCTTTTTCTTTAGTAACGTCTGCCATAATAATCTCCCCTTTTTATGTTTCCGCCCAGGGGCAATCAGACATGAAGTCTGTTCCCCCAGGAAGAAACTATTATTTATTAAACATCATTTAGAACAATAGTACTATAAACATCAATGGAAACACCTGGATCTCTATTAGTACGAATCACACGAATAGTACCAGTTGAAGTAACGGGCACTTCTCGAGGAGTAGAACTAATATCAAACACATCACCGCCACCAGCACGAGGTAAAAATCTCACACCAATAGTAACAAGTGAAGCAACAGGACCAGTTTGAATTTCAACTTTTAATGGGCCAGAAGAAGCATAATGAACTTGCTTCAAGAATCCCGTGGTACCCGTAATCGTATAATCATGATTAGAAGTACTTGAAGCGGCGACAGTAGCCGTATCATAGTCATGAACTTCAGACGCTGAAACAACTGTATCCACCGCTTTAACGAAGATAGGATTCAATTCGGTATTAGCCGCTGCTGTAGCCGAAATGGGAACCGGCACAGTCGCGCTAACATCTACGTCATTAATCTGGAGTGTTACATTTGCTTGTAGATTTCCATGCGTTGATTGGTCAACGGTTAATGATCCACCATTATCATCAATTGATAAAAGACCAGTTGAATCACTCGCAATAGTAACTCTAAGAGCCGTAGCTTCGACACCACCACCAACAACTGAGAGAGTAGCGTTATCAACGGTTATAGAACCTGCGCCATCGTCAATAGAGATGACGTTACCACCGTCTTGAATATTGACTGCGGAAGCACCAGCAGCATTATTCACTTCAGTTTGAGCATTACCACTCGCATCAATTGCTAACCTTTGAGACTCGGTAGTAGAATCAGACAACACCATAATTTGTCGTCTATCTAATGTCATTCGCGCAGCTCCAACGTCTCCTTCATCAACCGAATCTGGAGTCGTTTCATCTGCTAAATAACCGACAACACCAATGGTGCCTGTCTCAACAACAAACGCGCTATCATCCGCAACGACGTTGGTTGGATCACTCGTAGCACCTGTATTAACCCATAGGGCGCCGGTCGAATCTACCCGGAGACGGACATAATCACCGTCTATAGGAGTTAAGGTTGTTAGAACATCATCACGTAAAGCCAAAGAAGCAACACCAGTATCAGTGGCGCCTCCGGCCGTATCTACTGCTTTTCCTAAATTAGTTGCTCCAACTCCAGGAATAACACTGGTAACATCAACATCACCAATATCAACTCCAGAATTAGCGGCAAGAATAACTTGTAAATTGCCGGAGCCATCTACTAGGGCCAGGTCAGTTCCATCAGAAATGCCTGTAAATATAACATTTGTTTGGCTATTAGCAGCAGTTGTTGCTGATACTAATGTAGCTACATCTTGGTCTGCCATATTTATTTCTCCTTATTTTAGATTTCTCCCCTAGTAAAACTATTTTACTTCGTTTGTATCAATAACTTTATCAATTAAATTATATCCTTCTTTATACTTCTGTAACCGAGCTTGTAATTGTAAAAGCTCTCGTTGTTTCGCCGCAATCTGGGATTCAAATTGTTTAATTTCTGAATCTAACCATAAGCGTTTCATTTCTCTGGTATCTTTATCGGTTTGATCAATGGGTACTGGTAATCTCGAACCTATATCAGCCATTATTAAACTCCATAAATTACTGCCGTGTAATCTCGTGTTTCTAATGCGGGTACAGCAAAATGTTCCACTTTAATATCTAAAATATCTCCGCTATCTAATTTTAATGGGCCACTGGGAAACAAAAAATCTGTAGTACGATCACCATTAAAGCGTCTTGTTTCAATTATAGCCGCATTCAAAACTAATGTTGCAGTTCCTGGCCCTGTGCCAGATACCTCGGCTCTACTCACGGTTTGTTCTCCCACTGCTGTTAGAGTGGTGATGGTCGTTAAAGTACTAGGGGATACTGCATCGGCAGTACCTGTAGCAAGGGCTGTGACCGGACTATTGCCAGCATGTGGTAAATCATCGGCTTGATTTCCTGGATGAAAGGCAACTCCCATATTATTCTCTCCACTCCGCACCACTTATAACAGAAGTACCCGTTGTAGTAATGCCGTATATATTACCCATCCACATACCGGCATGTTCGTTTACTCCAAAAAACCCATCCGGGGCTAAACGCGCAACAAAAGAACTGGTGGTTACGGATGCAGAGAAACCAATAAACACAATTTGTGTACCAGTATTTTGCAGACTAAACCCTCTTCGTCTCGCATTCGGGGTAATAATCGGCGTTGCCGTAGTGGTTATGGTGGTATTAAAAGTTGTTTGTGGCATTAGATTGTTTTACGATTTTTTAAATGTTTTTCGTTGCGAGCACCATGTGTACGCTCAGCACTCGGATGTTGACGATATTTTAACTTATCCATTATCGCTTTCTTTTCTTTCTTTGTAGAAAATGGGATGGGTTGACCAGTTTTTTTATCACATAAATTCTCATCAGTTTGAGTACCGCCATGTCCACCTAAATAAATATCTGGAAGACCAGAAGGTCTAATCTGACTACATTGATCGCATATTTCAGATCCATCCTCGTATGTTCTAGTCATATAAGAAGTGGTAGAGCCGCATCCACGGCAATTAGCCATTATTTCTTCGCCTTACTAGATGAATCTTTCTTCGCCTGATTTGCTTTAAGCATTACTTCAAGTTCCTTAAGACGGAGTTCTTGTTCTTGAAGTTGTATTGTCATATTTATTTCACGTTCGCGTAATTGTAAATCAAGTTCTTTAATCCTGGTTTCTTCTTTACGATTTGCTTCGCGTTCTGCCTGAATTTGTATATCCGCACCTTTATTCGCTGCGTCGAACTCTTGTTGCTGTTGTGCTAATTTAGATTGTTCGGCTTTAGTCTGTTTTTGGGCGTCTAATTCTTGATCTAAGGCTATTTCAAGATCAGGCATATCAAATTCTTGGAAAAGACCTCTAGCAGCCGCTCCCATTAATGGACCGCCCGGAACAGAACCAGCAGCGGGACCAGATTCTATAGCAAATCTATATATCTCGGTTTTATTTTCACGTGTAAGAGGAACAGTCGATCCCGCTTTAATCTGTATATCAAAATCTGAATCTAAACCACCAAAGTCGTCTCGAGTTGCAGTGAAACCTTTTACTTGTTGATTACGAACCTCAAATTGTGAACCTTCTTGCTGACCAGAGGGACGTCCTTGTATTGCTTCCGCTACTTCTTGTGTAGTTCTACCGCTTACTTTCACAAAAAATTGAGTATCAGCGAACTCATCAATAAGCAAACTTTCTTTACGAGCAATATCTTCCATGAAGTCTTCTAGAACATCTAACTGTTCAGATCGTCTATTTTGAGACCCTTCATCTATTTTATCCAATTCTTTGAATGTACGGGTTGAGACTTGCTGAGATGCCCCACGTTGCTGGGCTGTCTGACCACTCGTATTTGTAATATTATCAATTAAAAATCTTCGGAGGGCAAATATATCTTGTTGCACACTAGGATAAGGAACGGTAAATATTTTATCAGGATCATTCGCTTCAAGTAAAACTCCTGTTTGTCCTTCCTCAAATGCATTTTTGGACTCTTCTGTTAAATTACCAGGAGAAGTTATTAATTGACGATTATTCTTTTTAACATGATCTAGGACTAAATAGTCCACCTTCATTAATTCTAATAATTGTCTTTCAAACATGGATACGTCTGGTATTCCATATGGTTCATCATTAATGGGATTTAAATCGACATGTGAAAATGGGAAATCTTGAAGTTTTTGATAGGGCCAATCTTTTTCATGAATGAATCCTTCTGACACACCTGGACTTAATATGCGAACTTTCTTATCTCGTTTATCCCAAATCTCAAATAATTGTACAAATTTTTGGCGTGTGTGTTTTTCAAGCGTAGGAACAGAAATTAAATTAATACGCCGATCACGTTCTCGATTAAGTGTAAAACGTCTAATGGACTCAGCTTTAACCTTGTCCTTGTGTTTAAACTCTTTCTTTTTCATAAACTCTTCTTCTGGTACCCAATATTCATGGGCAATCCATTGACAATCATGTGGTGCATTGACTGAACGATGATTATCAAAAAGAACATCTGTCCACGGAATACGATATCCAAAAAAGTCATCTTTTTTAACCGTATCCAATTGTGTACCTTCAGAGTCTACCATGGTTTCAAAGTCGCCATTATAGCCTGCTTTGAACCACATATGTCCTACTAACTTACCATCCACTATACATTTTTTAATCTCTTGTTTAAATCGTTTCCGTCGCCATACATCGTTTAGAGCTAATTCTTTCAATATGGCTTGTTGTATAGTGGTCTTTTTAAGAGGGGTCACTTCTAAATGTGGATCTCGAACATATAGAGCGGCTAATTCTGTCTTTAGCCAAGAAAAAACAAAATTTAAAGGCGGAATTTCATCTGTCGGAAGATTCCAGAAACCTTTATATTCATCGACATATCGATCCCATCTATAAATTTCTCTATATTCTTTTTTAACCCGCTCTGCTGCAGTTAATGCTTCATGCCACTCTTGAACAGGTTTTAACTTTGTTTCCGTTGATTTAGGCATTAAATTTGTGGTTTCCTCCGGGCAAGCCCTTTAAAAATTTTTTCTTCAGCTGTATGAAGTTTTGGTAGACGTGATTTAAACCAATCTAGACTAAATGGTACTTTGCTTTTGGGCTTTTCAAACTTCCCACTCGGCATTAATTCTTTCCAATATAAAATCTGCATAGCAAGTGAATCCACAATATCATCGTGGCGCGCTCTTGGAAATTGGATGAGTTCTGCTTCTAAATCATCCAATCCGTCTCTATGCAGTATCCTGCCGTTGGCGTAATAGGGCAGGAGTCCTCGTATACGTGCAACTTTTGTTTCTTTAGTAGAGGGTTTAACCTCATCAATGGTAAAATAAACACCCCGTTTAATCATTTCGTCTTTGAGTATTTTTACTAACCATAATTGAGCTGCTACCGTTTCTACAAGAACACGTTCGGTCTTATAGATAGATACTAGTCGAAAAATCTCTTGGACAACTTTATCTACCGGTATTCTTTTACCAATAGCCTCCATAATTACACGTTGCTTTAGTAATGGGAGTGGTTTGGTAACTACAATGCCAGTTCGATCATTTGTTTCTTTTAATCGTACAGCGGGATCAATCGAAATGATAGCCATTTCTTGATCTAATTGTTTCATTATATCACTAGTAAACTTAACTCGCTGTATATACGATCTTTTAAATTCAATGGTAGATTCATCAATGGGATCATTATGATATTGACACATGTATCGGAATATACTTCGCATTGATGTGCGTTCGGCTTCTAACGATTTTACATGGAAATTAGGTGATTTCCCTTTATTATGTTTTTCTGCGTCTTCATCTGTTTTGGCGAACTTTTTTGGAAAGATGACTTTATCGTCTTCTATAGCCCGCCTAACATAACAATCAAATGGCATTAGCCCCTCGGAGAAGCAATAATAATCGGTTTACGAGATTTCTTTTTATTTGCAGCAGCACCAAAGAACTTCTTCTGTTCCGCCGTTAACGCTTTTCCTCGAATAACCGCATCACGTAAGATCTTTTGCGCCTTTTCGGAACTTATATTGTTTTTCTTTGCCATATTCTATTCCTTTACAATCTATATTTATCTTTAATTGCCCATCGGAATTTGACATCTTTAGAGTGCCTGAAGTAGCTTTATTTTGAGTCCGGCGCTTATTAAATACCGCCATTGCCCATTCGTTATCAAAAATAGCCCATAACTCTTCGATTGTTTCATCTACGAAGGTATGAATTGATTCAATATCTTTAAAGTTGTTTATACGTCTAATGAGAGCAGTTTTAGCTCTCTTTTTAATGTGATCCATTTATCCTTATGCCATTGCCGTTTTAGATATTTAAAAAAGTTCTTTCTGGCGTCTTTTTTCATATCCTCTTCGAGATGTGAAAAAAAGGTATTAAATTGCTCGTTTGCAAACTTCCTAATTAGCTTAGTACGCTTTTTATTCATGTATTTACGTAATTTCTCCATTTTAGGCGTTCTTCCAGCGATTTAATCTTATGGCCATTAATACTTCCAGATAATTCTTTTAATAACATGCCATACAAATCATCTTCGGCCCAACGCGTACCCACAATGATTATTCTACCCCCAGGGTCTAATAGGGGTCTTGAATTACGATAAAACGTAATAACCTTCTCTAGTTGCTCGGCTGTATTGATATTTGACTCTTCCACAAGGTCATCATGAATAATTAAGTCATAATGGGCACCAGTTAAAGCCGTTTCTAGGCCGGCTGTTGTAACCGTGGCTTCGCGCCCCGTAGCCGAGGTCTTTTGTGCAATGGTGATTTCATCACGAGTCCAGGTTTTATCAGCCACTCTAAAATCCCCGTATATATCTTTTAATGGGGAATTAAATGTTAAATAATCCGCAATTTGACGTAAAAAGATGCGACTCCTATTCCAAACAGCATTGGTAATTAAAATTCGTATATTGGGATTAATTAAAAATTGTTGTATTGCAAATCCAACTGTCACAATAGATGACTTTAAATGGCCTCTAGGCACAAGGATTAACTTCTCAGGGCCAGATACTGCCAGAAAATGAGCCATATCGTCATGAAGAGTGTCCCAGGCATCCATTTTGAGCATTATTCTGCATAAAAAGGATAAATCTCCCTCACAACCCCGTTTTAATGCCGCAATCCTCGTATCTTTACTTCTTTGAATACCTGGAGCCATTAATAGCTCGATCTAGGCCGTCTAGGCGGCTTTTTAGGCTTTTTTGGCATTATTTCTTCTCCCGTTTCTTTAATAAGGTGTTAGCCGCCCGTCTAATTTTAGGAATAAGACTAATTCTCCATTTATCCCATATTTTCCAGGAACAATGTAGGTTTTCCTCTAACCCCCACTCTTTATACTGCCTATATCGCTTAATTAACGAATATAATCGATCTTTCAAGATCTTTTTACCGGGATTCCCGGTCTTACCCTTCCGTATCCAGGAATCCCGGGGATTATTGTCGGCAATTTGGTCCCTTTTTGGTTTATAATCATCATTCCAGGACATTAAAGGACCTCAGAGTGTGGTGTTTTTCATTTTGCAAATTGAAATATGTCGTGATCTGGTTTACTTTAGTGCCAATATGTATACTCTAGGTAGGCAAATTGGGTTTATTTTAAACTATTTGAGGCTTATTCAAATTTTTTTCTTCTAAAAGGGCGTCATGGGCCTTTTTATACGAAAGAAATTGTTTTTCGTAGTGTTCACATAGATGCATCCAACATTTCATAGAGATGTCGCATTTACAGAATTTTTTTGGATATCGTTCACGTTCAATAGTTTTCATATTTAGTGGACATTAGAAATTTCCCCTATATTGCTATGTACTCTTATAATAATACCTACCCCCCTTGGTGGAATTGGTTTGAGAGGTACCCCCTTACGAGAAGGTTCATTTTCAAATCACGAATATTTATTCGCATAGTGCAACGATATTACCTAACGGGTGCATAATCAGCACTCTCACATACAAACCCGTTCGGGACAATGGCAAGAGTGTTGCATATACAACGAAACAACCGGTCAAACTGTTCTAGGCAACATAATAGAAGCTAACGCTTCTCCAGCTTCGGCAAGCGAAGCTTATTGCCATTTTATATAGGGGGCGAGGCAAGAACGTTGCTAGTGGGTATCCAAACACCTCATATTCTCAAATTGAAGTCAAGACCCGCTACGCAGTTCTCAACTATAAAATCTATTCTTCTTAACCCCAGCGTCCAACACCCATAAAACCTCCATATTTAGCCTCTAAGCCTTATTACTTCTCTTCCTTAACCTCTACAACCTCAGCATCTATAATTAGGCCCTTAGACTTCATATGGCTTGGTAACTGGTCATAGTATTGTCCTAGCTGCTTACGATCAAGCTTGTGTTCATGCTCCACTCTGTCCTTAAACTTATCCCGATGAGCCTTGAGCCACGCTATCCTATCTCTAAACCCCGCATTACCAGGCAGTTCAGCTGATTCACGCATAATCTGTTCAATCTTATCAGCATGTCTCTCAATGGTCTCAATATATAGCTCTTTTAAGTATGGATCCTTCTCTAAATGAATATAAAAAGTCTTACGAGCAATGGAGATGGCTGCTAAAGCTGACGTTAGGTTACATGATTTGTCAAAATGCTTGTACCACAACGCTTTCTTCTCTTGAGTAAACAACTCACCTGAAGCCAGTGTTCCTCCATTAGTCTTCTGAGGAGCATAAAATTTAGACGAATCTACTTGCATTAATCACTCCTAAAACAAATACAACATCCCCTAGCCCCATCAAAACAATCACAATGTTCACATTCTTTAGAATTCATCAATATTTCTCTCTTTTGTCATCATATTGTCACGGCTTACCAGTATACTAATAATAGGAAAGAAAATGGGAAAAAAAGATTATTATCAGGAATAAAACCCTTACAACTTAGTATACCATTAATAAAGGAGAAGATAATGAAAAATCATCCTAGACATAAAAAATGTAAACAATGTGCTAATACAATTAATCTAATTTTATTGCCTGACTCAAAACAAAAAATGCAAAAACAACAAGATACCTTTTTTAGCGGCTTTTGTAGTTACTTTTGTGAACAACAATTTAATCGACTACATCCTCTAGTATAACACAAAGAAAGGAGAAAAGCAAATTATGACTAAAGTCGAAGCTGAAAAAATATTAGAACCAAATGATTCTAAAGTAAATCCATTAATACCTATAGCAAAAGCATGGTTAGAAGGCTATAAAGCTGGTCTAAAAAATAAAGGAGAATAATATGGATCCATTAATAACCATGCAGCTACAAAATGCACTCAATACCATTAAATCAGTCACTACGCTGTGTGCTACGTTCCTTGTACTTATGACAGTCTTCATTATGATAGTTGGGAATAGAAGAATAAATTAGTCATAGATCGGGTTTTTCTCTTAAATGTATATATATGTTTATAAGTATATGCATATTTATACAAGAGATAAAAGTGGTCTTAACAAAAACCTGTTCTCTTAAACTACCCCTAGATCACCTATTACTAGAGTGGATAGACTGTCTGCATACTCTCTACACCATGATGTTCTTCCGCTTTCCTATCCGAGCCATGCTTGGCTTGTAAAATGGGGCGATGGCGACTTAGGATTAGGTGCTGTGCTGCTTAAAAGAACTGGTGTTAACTCGAAATGGGGGGCTAACAAAAGCCCACAATTGAGAGTCATTTAATCGATAGAAGCAAAACCCGTAAAGCCCGGTGATCTATCTCTTTCTGCAGTCAGTTACGTTTACTGTAAACAATCAAGTATAAACTAGAAATAGCTAGGAAAACAATCAAGTTTTACGGCTTGTTGGAGTCTTCTCCCAAGAAATGTTACGCCCAACCTAACTAAAGCTTTAGAGACCATATAACATAGCCCCTCATCTATATATACATGGGAAAGGGTAAAATGAAGACAAGAAAATGAAAATAACTCAAAATAGTTTAGATGGAGAATAAGAAAGCATTGATACTGTAGCTAAATCTTATTCAAACATATAATTAGGTATATAAAAATAATGATATTTATGCATACAAACATATAATTAGCACTCTAAGATGAAGACCGCTAAGTCTGTTGAAAAATAGGGACATATAGGCAACAAAAATGCCCGAAAATGATCATTGACAATGCCCCTATTCTCTGCTACCCTTAATTAGACGTAAAAGGAGGCCACACAATGGACGAATTCAAAGAAAAGAAAGCTAAAAATCTGATGGGAATGAGAGTGTTGGGGAATAAGAAAGGGTTTGAT